TACTGCCTTTACGGGCACCCAGCCTTCGCGCATCTTACGAGACACGTTAGTTGGGTTTGCTTCGCCAAGCAAGTGCGTCATGATCCAGCGGTACACAAAACCCGGCTCTGGAGTCGGATCAGGTAGCGCCGAAGGTGGCACATATACAGGACGAGCGGTTTTTTCGCGTGACACGATATCACGAGGGGTACGATTTTCAGCCATTATTTCTCTCCAATTTTGCAACTTCAGCAGCATATTGCTGCGGGGTTAATCCATACTTCTTTGCCAGCGCAACTTGCGTCTGGGTAAGTTGAATCTTTTTTGCGCCCGAAGAACGAGCTGCGGGAGCAACAACCGAGGTTGGCCTTCTTGGGGAGTCAGCCGCCTTACGATCTTCGGCATCGCCAAAGACTTCAGGAAACGTAGACTTCACGCGAGCATCAATCCGCTCGAAATACTCACTGCTGCGGGGATCGACCCCGTTGTTGACTAGTTTCTGGTGCAGCCCTAGTGCAAAGCTGGTAACTTCTTCGAACCCCTCGGCCCCGAACCTCTGGTTTTTGGCCTGCCAGCGCAGGGTTTTTTCGTCGGGTTGCACCGTTTGGGGTGCGGGTTGCCTAGTTTGTACAACATTTTCTTCCTGTTGTAAAGCGGTTGGCCGAAAATTTCTTGCCGAAGCAATTTTCATCTTGGCTTCAGTCAGGGCTTCCTGCGCTGCAATGATGCCGTCCGTGTCAAACGCTTCCTGCGCTACTTTGTAATCGCGGCGGGCTTTGTCCAACTCGGCTTCAGCAGCTTGTTTAGCCATCTCCCCATACTGTTGGGAGCCGGTGTCCACATACTGTTTGAGCTTCTGGTTCTCCGACTGCATGTGCTGTGCAAGACGCTCAAGCTCTTGCTTTTCCCTCTGAAGGGCCTCTTTGGCTCGGCGCTCGTCGTGACGGGCGTGGGTCAGCTCCTTAATGCGCTCCTGAGCACCCTTGGTGTAGGTCTCGATCTCCGCATCTGTGGGGTCTGCCACCTCCCGGTCCAAGGGTTTTCGGCCCTTGTCGCGCTCTGGTGTGTCATCGACGATCTCGATCTCAACATCGCCATCGTTTTGTTGCGAAACTACAACAGTTTCGTCCTGTTCGTCAGGAAACTTAAATTCACCTGCCATTTACTGCTCCTTCAAGCGCGGGTAAGTCCGCGAGGGTCTTGCACAACTGCTTCGATCATGTCGTCATTGATGACTCGAAACTCTTTTCCGTAGATTTTGAATCGCGTACCGGAATACGTACGCACGAGAACAAAGTCACCTTCCTTGCACCACGGGCCACCGGGGAACTTGGCTGCGTCTTTGTACGCGTCAGGGCCGACCTTCATAACAAACAACACGGTTGTGGCGTGCTCTTCTTGTTTCATGAACTGACCGGCTTTGACAATTGAAGAGTTCTCAAATGTCTCAACAACGTCAGGCACCGCGCAGAGTATCTTCCAACCTGTGGGGTCGGGGAGCTGTCGTGCCTTTTCTTCATCTGTTGCTTCTGGGGCTGGAGCCTCAGTTGCTTGGATGGCTTCGGGTAGGGCAAATGTGCCCGGCTCAAGACTAAGTTCACTCATTTGCTTGTTCAACTTTCTTTGCAAGGTCGAGTACATAGCGCTCTGCGATAGCCAGACCCTGAATGGTTCCGCAGAGTTTTTGATATTCCTCAAATGAGCGACATGCTCCGCTGGCGGCGTCGTCAGCGTAGTTGTTCATGTCTTTGCGTATTTGTTCGCGCAATACGCGTGCGAAGTCTTGGATCATTATTTAGCCGGACCTTTCCTTTGCTGGTTGTTCTGCATCGCCTGTTGGCGACTCTTTGCGATGTCGATGCCCATGCGGACACCTTCTCGTTCTTGGTCCGCTTGCAGCTTGGCCTCGGCCTGTTTGATCTGCGAGCCAACGCGCAGTCCGTCAAGTTCCATCTTGCCTTCCAACGCGGCCTTTTTAAGCTCCAGTTCGTCTGCACGGGCGGCTGCGTCGGTGGCAATTTTCTTTTCTTTGAGTTCTACCTCTTTTGATTTGATCTGCATGTCCTGCTGCTGAAGCTGGAGCACGGGGTCTTGGGCTTGTTGCTGTGCTTGCTGCTGGGCTTGCTGCGCTTGGCTCTGTTGAAGAACCTGCTGAGCAGCCTGCGCCATCATGGCGGACAGAGCAACCTCGATCTCTGGCGGGAGTTTCTCGTCTTCCGGTGGCAGGGGCATGCCGAGCTGCTGCTCAATTTTCTGACGGTACGCAAAACCAACGTGCTCGGCAATGTGCGCCATCATGGCCCCTTGGATCATCGGTGCCTTGGGGTTCTGGCCAACCAACTGCATGATGATCGGGTCCTGCATTGCAGACGTGTGTACCTTGATGTGGGACTCATGGTCTTGGTACATGAACGCTTTGACCGGCTCGCTCTTGAGCACCATCATGTTCTCAGACACAGGGTCTTTGGGCTTCTGGTCGTCTGGCAACGGCACGAGCTTGTCGGCATTCTTGATACCCAACACCTCCAGCATGTTGCGGTGCAACAGCGGCAAGTCGTAAATCTCGGGAGCCATCTGCGCCATCTGGATAACGGCTTGATACTGCACCACGCGCTGGCTCATGGTTGCCGCGTTGGGGTCCGACACAGGGATGATGTCTACGTGGTTGTAGTCCTCTGTCTTGGCTCTGCGTCCACCACGTTCCGGCTCGTAGTCGTACGCTGGGTCTGTGTAGTCGCGGATAAGTATGGCCAACAGGTGCAGCTCTTGTTTGAACGCGTAGTGCATACGCGCCTGCACAGCCGACATCACCTTGAGCTGGCGCTCCAGTAGAGCCAGAGTTGTGCCCACTGGGGCGTTGGCCGACATGTCGGCAACCTTCATGTCCGCAGTAGCTGCGAAGCGGCGACCTTCTTCAACAATAGTGCCCAACAACTGGAACAAGACCATTGACGGCTCTTTGTATGGCAGTGGCAGGATGTTGTCCCGCAGTGCGCCCGAGCCGATGTCTACGTCTCGGAACTCGCCGGGGGCAATCGGAGTGTCATCACCCTTGATCCGAAGTCCGCGAGACTTGAGGCCCCCGGGTAGATTCGATAGTGTCCCGGCGTCCACGAGTTGGCGCATGATGCTAGTTGCGGACTTGGCAAAGCCCCCGATGAGGTGGAATAGTCCAAAGCCATACGCACCGAAGCCGGGAATGTATTGGTAGTGTACGAAGTGCTGGCGCTTGAGGTGCAGTTCATCATCTTCACGCCAATTGCGTCGAATGGACAGAACATCGTTGGTCCCCTTGATGAGTGTTACTACGTACGGGCGTGCGATACCGGTGGGCTCGCCGTCATCGTCCTTGTCTTCAAACCCCTTGAGGTCCAAGTCAACGTGGCACTCCATCAGGACGTAGCGGTCGTCGTTCAGATCGCTGAAGCCCGTCTCTTTATCCTTGGCCTTCTCAATGTTGGTCTGCTCGCGTGTGGGATCACCCAGCTCGATGTCACGGTAAAAGCCCGCCTTCTGGAGCTTGATGATGTCGTTCTTGGTCTTGCGCATGACGTGTGTCAGGCGGTAGCAAGTGTCCATGTCAGTCGTGCCGTACGGCAGGATGATGTCTTCTGCGGGCACAAACATCGACACCTGACGACCTAGATTGGGATCGTAGTACACCTTCTTGAACGCGGAGCCTGTGGCTGGCAGCGACCACAACATGCGCTCGTGCTCTGGCCTGAACTCTTTCATCACGTCTGTCAGCTCGTAGTTCATGTCGGCCTCGACACGCCGCGCAGCTTGCTGCTTCTCCGGGGTCTCTTTACCAATGATCTTTGTGCGCACCGGCCCTTGGGCGGGGAACGACTCCGTGATGGCCTCTGACTGGAACCGGACCACGGCCTCGGTAATCATCGGGTGGAACACACCAGACGCGCCGTTCCAAGGCTCTGTGCGCTCCTCGACCTGCAAGCCCAACAGTTTCAAGCCCTCGGTGTAGGCTTTCTCCCACTCTTTGCGCGAGTTGCGGTCGTTGTCAATGTCTCCAGCCAAGTCACCGGCCATCGACTCAATGGCACTCTCGTCCATCTCTTCGGCCAGATTGACGTCAAAGTCGTTCTCGGCCTCAACCTTGGCCAACTCGATGGCAAACCCCGGGCCTTCGATGCTCACCGCTTCAGGATCAACAATCTCAATTTCAATACCCTGCGCATCCTCGGCCAACGCGTCGATGCCCTGCGGCTGTTGGAAAAGTGCTTTGTCGATGTTCGTTGCCATGTTTATATGTCCTTTTTATTGCCTGCGTTGGCCACGTAGCCGCCATTGGCGTAACCAATAAGTTTTTTAAGTTTATCCACCGTGCCGGGTTCAGCCAGTTCAGGCTGTCGAGTATAGGAGGGCAAGTCTCGTGCGTCCAACCGTGTTTGGCGCAGCCCTGTGATTGCGTTGTACGTCTCGCGCACGTCTTTGTCTTTAAACAGCGTCTTGCGCAACACGGGGTCTTTAGTTAAGTCCACGTTGTTTGCCGCTTCATATCCGGCTAATGTAGCCAGTTGCTCATACAGCGCGGTGCCGCCTTGTTTTAACATGCTTGGGTCAAAGTACGCGTTGTCAATACCGTACTTTTCTTTAAGGTGGCCCGCAACGCCTACGGCATTTTTAACAAACTGCTCTCTGATAACGGGACCTTTTTTTCCAATAAGCTCATCAAACTTACGGTTAATTGCGGGGCCCGTGCCCAGCCCCTGCCGTGCCAACAGGTGTTCTTGTTCGTGCGCAATAGTGTTTTTGTCTGCATCGGGACGAAGAAACATTGCCTGCGACTGCGCTCGGTTCTTGTCAAAGTCGGCATGGAGGTTGCTACCAAGCATGAACCCTCGGGTATTTGTGTTACTTAATTCCGGCGCGTCTAATACCTGCAAAGACGGTAGTCCTGCGGTTGTGTACGGCTGCTCGCCGACAACAGCTTTACGTTCTTTTAAACGGCTTGGGTCGATGCCTTCTTTCCTAAGCTGCTCTAGCGTACGGGGGTCCAGACTGGTTGTTGCCATGTTGATCCTTAATAGTAGGCGGCTACGCGCCCACGGTAAATTCTGTCGTCTTTCTCATCCGAGTCCAGTGATATGAACCCGCCCTGTCTGAAGCGTAGAAGTGCTTGTGTTGTTGTGTCCACGTAGTCGTCGTTCTCGCCAACAGGGAAAGACGCAACTTCCTCAATAACTTCGCGTGCCCAGCGGGTGTCCGGTGCCCAGACTTTACCAGAGGCAAACAAATCAGCAACAGCATTCACGCGCACTGTCTTGTCGTTGCCCCGGCTGGGTGAGAACTCCTGCACGGGTATGCCCATCGCCCGCAGCTCTTGTATCAGCGGCCCGCCGGAAGCCTTCTTCTCCACAATGAACGCGTCGGGCTCCCACTCCTTCCAATGTTTCAACGCCGACACCTTCAGGTCGGGGAACGCCATCCTGTCTTTGAACGCGTCCAGCAATATGATCTGCGGGGAGTTATCTTCCTCCTCGTTGTAGAACACACCCCACGTCGTACACGCCGAATAGTCGGCTGTCGTCTTAACTTCAAACGCCGTGTCCCAGCTCTGAATGATGTACTCACAAGGCGGCGGCTCGTCTGCCTCCCAGATGCGCCAGCTCTTCCTGCTGATGATGGCCGACGTGTCCGAAGTGGGCTGCTGCATGTACTGCGCGTTCCAATACCTCGGGTCCATCGACGATTTGGCAGAGATGAGCGACTCCAACGGCCACTGCTCTGGCCAGAGAGATTTCTGGTTGTCCGTGCCTTCGTGCAGTATGGCGGGCAGCTCCACAATCTCCCAGCGCGGGGAGTCCGGGTTTTTTATCTGGTAGTCGATCAGCCGCCCGGTCAGGTCCAGCGGCCCCCACCGGGTCATCACCACAATGATCGCGCCATTGGGCATCAAGCGTTGTAACGGGCCCGTCTGAAACCACGACCACGCCGTGTCAAACGCCAGCTTGGAGTTGCTCTTTACATCCTGCTCCGAGTGCGGATCGTCGATCATGAACAGGTCAGCGCCCCGTCCGGCCAAGGCACCGCCCACACCGGCTGCGTAGTATTGTCCCCCTGCGTCAGTGCTCCACTTGCCCGCCGCCTTTTGGTCAGCGGCCACTAACGTAGCGGGGAACAGGCTCTGGTATTCCTCGTCGTCCAACAAGTTCCTGACCCTGCGGCCAAAGTCTTCTGACAGAGACGCGGTGTGCGTGCCCATGATGATCTTCTTGTCCGGGTAGTTGCCCAGAAAGTACGCCGGGAACAGGTAGCTTGAGAACTCAGATTTGCCCATACGCGGAGCAATATTGATGATGACGCGCTTCTTGCGGCCCTCGATCACGTCTTGGAAAATCTTGGACAACTTGCGGTGATGGGGCCCAACCTTGAAGCCGGGGTACACCCGCTTGGCAAAGTCAATCATGTTGGTGCGCCCGTTCTGGAGCGCAAAACGCCTTTCACGCTCCTCCAGCATGTCCATCAACTCAATTTTCTCCACGAGCGTCATCGTGGGCATGGCCTGTTGAATGGCCGCAGCTTCCTGCGGCGTCAGCGTTAGATCGTCAAGTTTCATCTGTGGGAGATGAGAACATCGGTTGCTCAGGCGGCGTTTCAGGCAGTTCAAGCTCGTCTATGTCGGTGGCTTCCACATCCACGACGCCCATGAACCGGTTCAACTTGTCCTTGAGCTTCTGGTCGATCTCGGCGTCCGTCAGATCAGTCTTCTTGATCTCGATCTTGTCCGTGAACAGCCCCACCTCAGTTACCTTGCCCAACAAACCGAGCGCTTTGAGCCGGACATTAGCGTTGGGAGATGTTGTCTCCTCAACCAATTTGGCAACGGTGTAACCGCGCAGCTCCCGGGCCATCTCCACAAATTCCCAGTCGTAGGCGGCAAGCATTCCCGTCAGGTGGCGTACTGCCGCAGGCGTGCGCAAGGTCAAAAGTCGGATTCGGGTCTCTTCGTCGGTGGCAACTGTGGCCATGCCCCTGAACGCTTCTCGCGCTGCCGCTGTCTGGGCGCGGGCGTCAACTTGCGAATCGGGTTTTATGCCCAAATCCGTCATCCAGTCAGACGTGGCGTTCTGCGCGGACAGCAAATCACTGGGCGATGCGTCGTCCAGCTCTAAAAAATCGCCCCGGGTAGTGACTTCGGGTTCTACTTGCACCAAATGATCCAACATTCCCATGTCCTTGTGGCGTCGGTGAAGGAAGTGTACACTACGTTTGAGTTTCGCGGCAAGCAATTGTCACGTAGCTTCTCCTTGATGGCCTCACGTCCATCTTCATACCCGCTTCGGCGGGTATTTTTTTGCCTGTCAATCGTTGGACATAGGTGTTTTTGGATTTTTTAAAAAATTTAGGGGGGCCATAAGTCCAGACTTCACCCCCCTCTTCCTTTTTGGGCGTTACAACGCTACGATGTCTAAGGTTTTACAAAATATGTGGTGTGGTTACGAAACAGTGTTCACGGGCAAGCAGGTCAGGCCCGTCAATCTGGCTTGGTGGGGGGTAGGTGGGGTCTTCGGTATTAGCTTTTCAGCCATACAGGGGCTGAAATAACCCCTTGTGTTACAATAGAGTCATCTTAGGGGGTGAACCCCTTGGTGCTGTTGCCCCGCCAGTCTGCGGGGCATTTTTGTTTCAGGAGTAATCGAGAATGAAAGCAATCAACACCACCGCCATCAATGCCGTATTCGAACTGGTGGACAACCAGTCCACGAGTTTTACGGAGAAGCTGTTTGCACTTGGGGTATGCACCCGAGCCATTGCCCGCCCTCTTGCGGTGCAGTGGGCCGCTACGAAGTACACCGTGAAAGCTAGGCCCGGTCAACGGGGTATGACTTTGCCACGAGGTAGCGCCGCAGAGCAAGCCGTCAAGCGGGTGCTCGATACCTGCTTCCCACAGGCTGAGCAAGTGAGTGCCAAACCCGCCAAACCCGCCAAGGCAAGCAAGGCTGACCCCGTTACATCGTTGTTGCAGAAGTATGCCGCATTGACTGGTGCAGAGAAGCGCCGTTTCATGATGTCTCTGGGCAAGTAACTGGTGGACAGTTTGTCCACGAGTTTTTCAGGGCGGCGGGGTAACGATGCTCCGCCGCAGTTCAATGTAATGTCAACCGCCGCCATCGTGCGGCATTTTTTATTGGAGCACCCCATGAAAGTACGCAACATCAAACACACTCTGCGTGTGATTCGCCGCCGTGTCCGCAAGACTGGCACACCTAAGTTTCGCCAAGTCCGCATCTAACCCAACGAAAGCAAACCATGAGCAACAAACACTCAAACAGCATCCGCGACAGGCATCTCGTCATCCTCAAGCGCCTACGGGACGAAATCTTCGAGGAGCTACCTGCGGCTGAGCGCAAGCGCATCGAGCAAGCTAAGCAAGCAAGGGCAGAAGAGCGCTCCTTCAGGGAAGAGATGCGCCGCGCCAATGTGCAGTCACGCCTTTGGTGACTTACCAACCCCCTGACTCGTGGACAAATTGTCCACGAGTTCTCCACAACACGTTGTGGAGAGATGGTGGGTGTCATACCCACTGCTTACAACGAAGTGGACATCTAGTGGGTGCGTTAAAACCCGCGCCAATGCTAGCGTCCAGCGTCCAGCTCACCACCGCACCTATATATAAATCTATTTTTTAAAAGGTATATATATATGCAGGTTTTAGTGGACAACAAAAACCATGAAAAAAAAGAAGTTGGTTAAGGTGTTCTCAGAATTTGGTAGGTATCAGTGTGAGCACCCCCCCAAACCCGCGTATCTGCTGTAAAATCACGCACCCACTACATGTCCACTTCATTGTAAGAGGTGGGTATATGCCCTCATTTGGTGGGACAGTAGACCCCGAAAAACAAGGAAAACTATGGAAAACCCTTACTTCGAACGCCCTGTCACGGGCATCAAAGCCGCCATATGCACCAAGTGCAACGCCATAAAACCACTGGCCGAGTTCAAGCGCAGGCTGAGCCGAGCGCAGTCGCAGGCACGAGGGTATGCGGCAATTCACGCCCTTGAGATCGAGTCGTCCATGTGCAAGGCGTGCCAACCCAAGCCCAAGTCCTTGAGCGAGAAGACCCAGCAAGCGCTAAAAATCATGGCCGCAAGTGGTGACGCACGCCCTTACATCGTTAACGAGATACTTGCTGAGCGCAAGGCAAACAAGGTCAAGAGTGGCCGCATCGCCTCAGTCAAGAGATGGCGCAAGGTACACGAAGCGCAGTGGGGGTCGGTCATTGAGGGTGCGAGGGCTGAGCTTTTGGCCGTTCACCAGCAACACAAGTACGCAAAGAAACGGAATCAAACTGGTGGACAAGCTGTCCACGAGTTCCTAGAAGCCTACAAAGCCCTGCTCATCACCACAAAAGCCTCGATTGGCCTCGCCGCTGAGCAAGCGCAGGGTGGGCCGAGCAAACACAAGAATGGGACAGACTGGCTGAGTTACATCGATAACGACACCAAAGACAACGCGCTAGAACTATGGCACGCCATACAGCCTGAGATGCGTGTGCGACTGCGCCAGCCAGAAATCACGAAGAAAAGGACAGATTGAGAACCCGCCGCCGTGTCGGTTACACGGCATAACCTAAAGGAGAAGTGAGATGACTAAAAAAGCACTGAAGATTGACGAGCAAGCTGAAGAAGATGATGGCAGTTTCACATGGGGCTACCGCATAGTGAACACCAAGTCCACGAACAACGGCAGGAACTGGTA